AAAAAAAAACACCCCGAAGGGTGTTAAAGCTATACAAATTCCTTGTTTTTAATCAACTAGAACAACTTGCATTTGTTGTTCTAAATTGATTATTAAGTCATCTTCTCCTAATATAGAATAATAAAGACCTATTACTGCAGTATCTTGGAATTTCTTTAATTTATAAGTAGGTGTACTTACAAGTATCTTCTGGTTAAGACCTTTTTGAAGTAACTGTTTCTTATAGACATTCCAAGGAAAATAGAAGCAATATTTATTTATATATGTAGTAATACCACCAAATATTGTACTTCTAATTGTAGAAACATCATTTTCATACATATTCTCCCAATCAATCTCTTCTATATTATACATTTCACAATCAGAAAGATCAAATGGTTTATTTCTAATAGGATTTAGTTTTCCATTATTAATAGTCACTATTCCTTTATTCATAGCACCATAATAAGTCATTTCATTATCATTTCCAGTAATCATATTATAAATATCATAGTTAGGATATTCATATCTTACATATGTACCATTAAATGAAAGTTCTCCATTAGTTAAATAGAAATACTTAGTATCTACATTTATAATATCATCTTCATCATCTTCAGATTTATCTGTTTGTGAACCTATATGATTCTTATAATTATAAGTATTTATAGATGATAAAACAGATATTATACGGTTTTGCTTTGGTGTACATTTAGGTAATTCTAATATAAATGGTTCTTCTTTATTAAATTTTGGTTCACTATCAAATTTTACCACCATTTGTACTAGATCATTTATAGATGGTAAATTACAACACATATGACCAAATGATATTGTATCTCTTGATAAAGTTGCTAAGTTTACAGAACCTAAGTGTTTATGAACAAGATCTGAGAAAGATTTAGCATCTCTATCTGCCATCATAATAACGTTTCCATCACAATCTAATATTTTTGATATATTTCCTAATAAAGTATCCTTAGATAGATTACATACAACAGTTTGACTTGGATAATGTGATTTAAAGTCTAGATATATAGCATACAATACACGTCTAAAGTTCTTTATATCTGCTTCACCATTTAATATTCCATACTGTTCCATATATGGAGTAAAGTCATAATTATATAATCCAGGTTTAAGAACTATTCCTCCACCGTAATTACCTTTATGAGTTACTGCATATTTGGTTTTACATAAATAATCTATATTTAATAATTTCTCAAGTTTAGCTAATTCTTCATTAGTTTTTTGGAAACATATTTTATTAATATTATTCCCAGGAATATCTCCTCTAATTACACAGTCTGCAAATATTCCACGAGTAATCGCAGAGTTATTACGAGGAGATTCTTCTATATTTACTTTACAACTCATACAATATATAAGCTTTGATTCAAAATCATTAGTAACAAGATCTAACATTGCTAATAAAATCGAGTCAATTATTGCATATATACTGTGATAATAGAAGTCTGCTCTTGCCAAATTAAGAATTGATGTAGTGATATGAGTATAATCGTATTTACCAAACCCTAATATAATTTGAGCAACTGTATCAAGTTTATAGTTACTAAATGTTTGAGTAGAACGATTACTAAAAAATGTAGTTTGACTATCTGCTATTAATGTATGTGATATATTATTCATATACACAACTCTTTTAGTGGGATTGTAGTCATCTCCACGAAATCCACGATCTTCATCATTTTCATTTCTAGATTGTACATCAAATGGTGGTTTTATATCATCAAATCCAATCCCATGCTGATTAAACGTACCAGCTGGTAAACCTAATATATTTATTCTATCTTGGAATGTACCAACATCAAATGGTGCGTTAAATGCTGTAAGAATATCTGGCTGATTATCTGTAAACATACGCTTACAAGTCGCGGTTATCATCTCAGCTTCATTATCAAACGTATTTAATTCTATATCTAGTTTATCTACAAATTCTCTTGCAAGTTTTTGTACAAAATCTTTAGACTTTCCAGAAAGACTACAATTATCAATCATTTCATATAGAGTATCCTTAACATCTTTATAATATTTTTCTTTATTATTAATTAATTCATCATAACGATTAAATTCTGGATGTTTTACTATATCTATATAAGCTTTATGAGTCTCTGGATTTACAAAAGTATTAGTATTTATATTCCAATCGCCATTTTCATCCCGATGTGTTTCGATATCGAATGCACAGACATTCAATTTAGGAATTGGAACATTTTCAAATAGTTCTGAACCTTGTTGCTCGTATCTAGATAATGTATATTCTAGATACACTATTTGCTCAATTGGATAATCAAAGAAAAAGACATCAGGGTGCAGAGCTACTGCACCATGGTCTACATTTGGATATATTACCTTTTCTATCCATTGTCTTGTAAATTTATCCTGATATCTTACTATTTTTGCTTGAAATAGATTTGGTATCATTTCTTCTTCTTTCTTTGCATATGATACCATATATCTACGAGTTTCATTTATTTGTATAAATTCTTGGTGTCTTTCTCTGTGTCTACTAGATACAAATACAGGCACCTTTGGATTTTTAATCTTTCTTAATATCTTTTCACCATTACTATAACGTTTATATAATACGAATAATGTATCAATTTGTTTATAGTAATGACAATGTAGTAAAAATAAATCTGGGTCATGATCTACTAGATTATATCCAGTAGGAAATAAGCTTCTACATAACATGATATACTCCTGTTTCTGTTATAGGTAAAGTTAATATTCTTATAGCTTTACCAACATTTAGTTTATGTTCTTCATAATATAGTGGACTTATAGGACTTTTATTAGGACTAACTATTAGATATTCTATCACAGATTCAAATAAATCATACATAAGTTCTAATATATATGCACTCATTTTGGTAACAATTGCATCTTTAAATGGTTCTTCATTAAAAGATAAACCGGCATATTTATTATAAATATACCCCATATGATCAATAATATAATTTGATAGATTATCGATATTCCCACTTGCTATAATATTATATAATATTGTGGAAAATTCTATATATTTAAATGGATCATCAATTTCATTAGTAAGAGATCTAGAATATAAAGAATGCGGTATATATACTTCTCTAATATTATTAGTTTCGTAATTCATTTCTTCTATAAGATAAGTTCTTAATTGGTATTCATCGACAAAGAACCCACTAGTATATAGATTTAGCATATCATATGAAATACTGTTAAGAAATCCTAATATAAATTTTATATTATCAAAATTAGTATCCCATTCATATATTTCATATATTCTATCATAATTTAATCCCATAAGCATTTTTTCTATATCTTCTGTTCCTGGATGTATAGTACTATTTAAATTGGCAATTAATACTTTATAAAAATCATCAGTTACAATATACTCCCAATTAGTACTGATAGCTTGTCTTATTGGAACTGCTATGTTAGATGGAAAATATTTAATACCATTTAGCATATACATAATAACTTCATATTGATTTTGAGTACCAAAATATCCTTGAGCTGTGTATAATAATGTTTTAATTACATAATCTGGATCTCTAGATATAATATCATATAGATTATTATCATAGGAGATTCCATAAATATCAAATCTTTTAAGTTGTCCTAATATATAATTGCATCCATAGCCATAATTTTCATTCATATTGTACGCACCTCCACTTGTCCTAACTTGGGATTGGTACCATATTCACTGCATACATAATCTTCAAATATTGCCATTTTAATTTTTATATATGCAATTATTATATTACTTTTAACAGGACCAATTAATCTCATTACCTCATCTATTATTTCCATTGCTACACTAGCTAAACCATCATAAAAATCACACAAATATGCTTGATAATTATTCCATAAATCATATGCTCCGAATTCATAGAATTTCTTATGATTTTCTGGATTTCTTGGATTCCATTGATGATTTATTGCCATAAACCATATTTCGTTTATAATACTTTCTATATTTATATTACCTTGCATTTCTCTAATATTCATACTAGGAATTTCTAAATAGAAATCCTTTAATATTTTATTTAAAGTTGCATTATATATGAGAACATATGCATCATAACAGTTTATATTAGTACTCATATATACACTAGCAATAAATAATATACAGAAATCTCTTTTTAATTTACCATCCCATATTTTCCAATTATATAAATTACCCAGTCTACTTTCTATATACTTCTTATCTTCCCCTTCTATGGTATCTATATTACTAAGTAATCTATTTACATTCTCAATCATTCCCAATTTATTATATGTTATCACATTTTGTATTGGACTTGCAACTATAAGTTCTAATATATCTAATACAACATCTAAATTATTCATTTCATTTCTTACTATATAAAGTTCATTAGGTTTATTTTTAGCTATATAATCATATATATTAACTATAAGACCTAATATATAATTATAAATCTCCACTCCAGATTCTAAATCCCAATGATATCTTCTACTTCTTACCATTCCAAGTAAATATTTAATATCATTGAAATACATATCAATATCTCCAATTTTATTATCATACATAATCCAATTTTACTCCTTCCTTGTGCTATTTAAACGTATTTTAAAGGCATTTTAAGACATTCTAGTAATATAGAATAAAATTATACACTATATATTATAGAACGTCGTATAATGGCCTATAAACGCTTTTAAATCGATAATACAGGTGGTTTATCATATAAAATCACATTAATTATATCGACAGCTATTTGTCTAAAAATATCCTGAGAGAAAATATTGAATAAAGTAGACGCTAAAGTGTGTAATGCTGTTAATAAATCAAATATATTTACAGTAGAAGCGTATATATCACTATAAACTAAAGCTACATATTCATTGGTAATTTCTTCCCAAGTAATACGTTTAAATGCAGTAGGAAAATGATTATATAAATAAGTCTCTTCATAATCTGATATAGCTATAACATATTTATCAAATTCATCATTTATTAATTTAGACACATCTTCTATATATCTTGCAACAGCATATAATTCATTATTTATTATAGAAATAAGTGGATCTTGTATTCTTTCTGTAAATTTATTATGCAAACTAATATATGAGAACATTCTATGGAATTTATAGTTAGTAAATATAGGTATTTTCTTAGTAATTAAAGTATTACATAGAGTAATTATAGAATTCCATAACTCATTTTCATTTAATTCAGGATCCATTATATCAAATGACATATTTCTAGTAATATTATCAATATCAGAATATACAGGAAGTTTATCATTATCTATTACATATTGTATAAGATTATTTATAAGTTCAACAGATTTCATTTAAATTCCCCCTATTTTATCCATAATAGTTCTTATTCCTTGACATATTATAGAAGTTTCCACGTATTGATAGTTATCAATAGTTGTAAATAATAACTCAAATAAACCTACTATATTATAATATAAATAATCTTTTATAATATAATAAAGATAAGATTCATTTATTACTACAGAATATGTATATGGTATTATTTCTTCATAAGATGAAAATGATTTAGTAATAGCATAATTTGTTAACATTGTAATAAGGTCACTATTATTAATTTCATTAAATATTTCAATATATTCAGTTTGGCTTAAACTTTGAGATAATACATTTTGATTAAAATTTGATATAAATAGCTCACGTATATTATTTTTTACATAATACATAGCTTGATTATATACATCAATTCTATCGACATCTGAATTAGAAACTGCAACCATTAATTGATGGTATGTATTATCTAATATATATTGAATATCAATAAAAGAACGATATGCATCATTAGTGTTAACATACGTATTCCATTTAAAAGTAAATAAATCTCTCCATAATATTATTAAATTAGTAGAACCATATTCATCTCGGTCTGATTTTGGATAAGCAAACTCATTATGATTATTAAATATTCTATGATATAAAATTCCACCATCTCCAAACATAAATGTAAGCATTTTAAGAAATGTATTACTACAAAGTTCATATGATATTTCAGAATATTCACTTGAATTACTATTTTGATATAGTGTATTAAAATTATTAATAACCATTTCTTTAAAACCTTTAAGAAGAGACATATAATTAGCAAGTTTCTCATCTTCTCTTATATTCGGCATATTTATATAATTTAAGATGTCAATAGATGCATTCATTGCAGTATTATTTAGATTATCAATAAAATTATTAAGTTGATTCATTGTTATTCCCTCCAAAATTTTAGCGGTACATAAATCGGGAGCTTCCGCCCCCGATATTTTATGCATTTATTTGAGCTCTTAAGACCGCAAGTACATCTTCAGTGATTCTATATTTGTTAGTTTTGTTATCATTCCATTCATTATTATAAAATTCTCCCATTCCTGATGATGTAGTTACTAATCTATATGGAATAGAAGTATCTTCATAATATGTTGTAACTTCACGATTAACAGTATCAAATTCTAGTTCACCTAAGTGTGTAACAGATCTTGGTATAAAACTATCTGCTGGAAGTTCAGGCCCGAGACTTCCATCTGGATTTGTATAGAAACCTTTTTCATAGAAAGTACCATCATCTACGTTCACATATAGTACACGAGTATGAGGTGTTTTCTTCATTTTTATACCAGCTAAGCTAGTATTTAGATTATGCCCTAGAAGATTTGTATTATTTTGTAACATACTTTCTTTATTTCTCATACGTTCCATCATAATATCAACTGAATTCTTTGCAGTATCAGCAAGTGTAGTAGTTTCATTGAAATTATCTGCTGCAACTACTATATTCTTCATAGCATCTAGCGTAGACTTAGCTGGACTAGTGGGGTTTACGCTACCAGCTCCATCATCAAGTTTTTTAGCTTCATATTGAAGGTTACTTGATACAAAGTTTGTCGGTATTGGTTCTGGTGTTACTGACTCTATTTTATTTTCAGAACTTTCCTTCGTAACTTCTGGAATTTGTATATTGGTAGCAGAACTTTGATGTTCTATTACTGGTACATTAGAAATAGCACCCAAATCAATAGTTCCAGGTGATACATTTCTACCAGCCATAGAGGCTACTGCAATTGGACTATTTTGCTGTACATTTACTTGTGTACCAGAATTATCAACTGCAGCACCACTAGCTTTAAGAATATCTAATTGAAGTTTCTTTTCATCTCTAATTTGTTTGAATCTTTCTGACTCAAGTTTAGTTTTATTTTCTATAATTCTCATTTGGTTTATTAGTATATTTATATCTGAATTTTCAAGAGCTGATAATGTTTCTCCTATATCGTCTCTTTCAAGTAAAACTTTTATATATTTCTTTAAATCTGCAGATTTAAAACCAAATTTTCTAAATAGTTTATCGTATTCCATACTAAGTTTACTCATATTTAGATTTATCTGTTTAATATTCTTATTAAGATCAGATAGTTTTATTTCTGGTAGACCTGATGCAACACCACTATTTGATTGTACTCTTGGACTATCTTCTGCTATAAATGAAGATAAGTTCCATTTCTTTACAAGGTCTGGAGAGCTTCCTCCAAATAATCCCGCCATCTATTTCCTCCTAGTAAGGATAATCGTCTGAATTATCCTCAGCTGCATGATTAATATTTGTTCCAGCACCTTCTGTAGATTGAGTAGCTTGAGCAACATTATTTACAGCTGTATTATAAGCTTGATTTTGAGCTGCATATGCACTATCTTCAGAAGTAATATGGTTTATAACTCTTGTGTACATTATTGCAGATTGGATATTATTTAACATTGTATGAATATTTTGTAAGAAACCTTCCCCTTCAGATAAGTTTCTTCCACCTGTTCCAGTTGTATTTATGTTAGGCATTAACTTAAGATTTAATGTATAAATACAATTTGATTCTGGTAATTGATCATATGAACCATTTGGTTGTCTAACCATATAAGGTTTAGCTTCTTGATAGTTAGTAAATTGATATATTTTCAAACTAGCAAGTCTAGCTCTCTTATAATCTGTTTTTTGACCTGGAGCTATAGAATAAGAGAATCTTATTACTCTGCAATCTCCTGCAGCATCAAAATGAACTTTTACTGCTTCAGAGTATCTAGTTTCTTGGTCATCAAATCTTGGAGCACCAATTTTAGCTACACAAATACCAAAAAAGTTCTCAAAACCAGAATTATTCAAGTTATTGATATGTATTATAGCTTTATTACTATAAGTCTTTTTACCTTGAATTTCTTCCAATCTGTCAAAGTGTAATACTACATCAAATCCTTTCATGTACATAGCAACTCTATGTCTGTCTTGTGTTTGTACGTCTGTTGTACTTACGGATGCGATCCATACTTCTTTTTTGTCTTCCATCTTTCTTCCTCCTAAAAAATATTATTATTGGAATATACTATTGTATATTTCTATCTTATTATATGTAATTATATAAGACCTAACTTTCTCGCTCTATCTTCACGAACGTTAATCATTGTGTAAACTGTCATACCAGTAAGTATTTTATCATACATTTTTGTAGTAACTAATTCGTTAATAGTTTCCATAGATAATCTTTCTTTATATGGTAACATATTATTAAAGAATTCTGTATCATTAGAACTTATTTTCATCATTTGATTTATAAGTTCTTTTTCAGCATCTATAGACTCAGTGGATATAGTTTCAGTTACTTCGCTATCAGGGCTAGTTACATTATCTGGTACTTCTACCTCATTTTTATTTGTATCATCAACTGGAGTTGCTTCATCTTCTACTTGATTTTCTGGATTTTTCATTTCATCAGCTACAGCATTTAATAAATTAGTAACTGGATTAGAAGTTGCAGTCATATTATCTGCAGTAGGTTCTTCAGTTGGAACTTCAGTTACTTCATTAGTTGTTTCATTTAATTCAGTAGGGTCTTGTTCTATATCTGCGGAAGTTGTTTCTTCTGGAACTTTACCTCCGGCTATTTGATTTAATAAGAATTTAAGTTTAAATACAGATTCCATAAATTCATCTATAGTCATATTATATTTAGTTAAATATTCATCTATACCATTAAGTATATTTTGAAATTTTGTATCCAATACTATAGTTCCATTAATCTCTTTTACTTCTATTTTAGGAGTTCCATCCTCATTAAATTCAACATTTTCAGGTTCTGTAGTAACACCTTGTATTTGAGTTGTATCATCAGAATATTCGCTCATCTCATTATTTGAAGCTTTTTCGTAATTTGAGTTTATCTCAGGAATTTCATCTGGTAAATTTTCATCTGATGTATCAGATTCTTCTCTTAAACCTTCCGGTACTAAATTATATTCACTACCAGGTTTAGGAAGAGGTTCATCACTTCCTTCTAATAATGTAGGATCTTCACCTGTTTCGTCTAGGTTTTCATCTAAAGGCTCTATTTCTGGCTCTAAATCTCCCATCATATCAGGATTAAAATCTACAGCTTCAGGATCTACTCCACTTTCTGAAGATAAACCATTATTAAACGCATCTTCACCAGTATAATTACCATTTACATCCTCATTAGATATCTTTTCTGTAGATTTATTTTCAATTTCTTTACCATTTTCATCTACAGTATATACATATGTAGCATATTCACTATTTGCCATAGCTTCAGCTTTTTTCTTTTCAATATCTTCATATGTAGGAATTATATTTTCATATGCACTTACTTGTGTCGGTGTTAACATAGGCTTTAAAGCATCTAATGATGCTTGGTCTAGTCTACCAACAGAATGCATTTTTTGTAAGAATATATCTAAAGTTTTAGGAGAATTCTTTGCTTGGTCTGCATATAATACAGTACCTCCACCCATTTCTTTAAATACTTCTAGATTCCCTTTATTAAGCATATCACCAAACCACAAACCAGCTCTTTCATCATCAAATTGAGATTCCATAGTATCTTTTAGGTTTGTAGACTCCGGATTACGATCGTATGTTAATAAAACAGATCTATCATCTGGAGATTTAATAACAGTAACAGGAGAAATAATTCCATCACCACGTCTACCGTGTATTTCCCAGTCTGCGAAAGATTCTATTCTAGATTCTATAATAGCATGAGCTTTATAGTTATCTATAAATATGGCTTTCATCATAATAATTTCCTCCTTTTATATATATGTAAATTTAATATTAAACTTATATGTATCAGAAACCTCATCATAAACTGGTTCCAATGATACTACTTCTGGTGGATCTAAGTTATTTGGAGTTTGATCGTTACGTATAATCATATGATAGTTATCAGGATAATTATCAAAGTTTATAAATTGAATACGTGACACAGCGTCTCCTGCCTTATCTAATACAGAATATACAAGTGATGACATATGTAAATCTTCCATATAGTAATCATGTTTAATTAACGATTGATTTAATTCGGATGCAATTGCAGCTTCATCAAATTCAGGGTCAAGTTTACGTATAAGTAGTTTAGGTCTCATTTGAAGATTATGAATAAGTACCTTATTAACTTCTCCAACATCTAAGAACTTACTTAATCCATAAGTTTTAGCAAATTTTATAGCTATACGTAAATTAGTTTCTTGTATATCATGAACATCGTTTGATCTACTACTATATTCATCAAGTTGATCATATACAGCATGATCCAAGAAAGTAACTATTTTCTTTACTTCTTCTGTAATATGTTTTTGGTTTCCAGATTTAATATAGAAATCAGACTTAACTAAAGGCATACTCATAAATGTAACACCGTCGTTACTATATTGATTAGTTTGAGTGAACATATCTTTAGTAACATCTTTAAAGAATTCTATTTCACCTTGAAATTCAGACACGGATTTATAAGAAGAAACTGGTTGTCCTTCTTCTTTAATCATACATATTACTTTTACTTTATGTCTAGTATTAAACATAGCCGTTTTTACAGTATGAGCAGTATCATCATCTACCCAACTAAATTCACACCATCTATTAAATACATATTTATCAGTTTTTAATGTAAATTCAAGATCCCATATATTATTACCCATATCTGTAGCAGTATGACATGGAATTCTATGAATAGTTTTATCTTGTGCTTGTAGTTCTATATAAGCTTGGAATGTTTGCCCGTGCTTAAACTCCCAATTACTTGACTCAAATCTAACTTCAGTATTAAGACTAAAGTGTTGACTTGTTTTATTTCTATCGTAATATAAATAATCATTTACTCTAACAGATGTATTTACAAATCTAACAGGAACACTTGCATTATATTCTTCAAATGTTTGGAATGTAAGATATGTTTCATCATATTGAGCACCCATATATACACGAGCCATATTATTATATTTATCGTAATCTACAACAAATGGAGCCACATAATAATATGTATATAAATTATTTAATGGATCTTTAGGGTCTAGTTTTTCTGGTATAGTAGGTTCTTTGCCAGGTTTTATAGTTTTATCTAGTACAAAGTTATCAGATCTACGAGATTGTGTAGATTTTATAATATTCATATAGTTAAAACTATAATAATCAAAACCTTCCATCTGTTTATGTCTCATATCAGAGTATTTAGCATTTACATTTCCTGTATTAGTGGGAATAGTAAATACACGTTTAATACCATTTAATGAATTACCAAATGATAATACTGTATAAATACTAAAAATACGAGAAGCTATATCGTTATGTGTAAGTCTAGGATGGAATGTAGATTCTCCTTCGTAATTAAGTAAGAATGTTCCAAGATCACTTTCTGTATCGACTCTACGTCTAGCACCACGAAGCTGTATAACTTTATTACGTAGATATTCTACAGAAGTTTCTGCAAGACTTCCTCCAGAACTTTTATAAACACGTTTTCCTACTGGCTCATATTCAACTCTAGCAGTTGCTTGTGTAAATGTATCCCTGGCTGCTGCAAGTTTATATTCAACATCCCGTCCAGTAGTTGTATAACATACTACTTCTATAAATGAACCTCTAGCTGGCTTAAATCCACCTTGTACATACTTATGAATTAGTGCTATACTATTATTTCCTAGTATTTTATATTCCATATAGTCGCCACTACCTCTAGTATAGAATAATCTTTTATTAATCTTAACTGGATTAGAAGCACTATTGGCTCTATAATAGATATCGAAGTCAGAAATAGGATATTCCGTAGTAATTAAGAATTTTGCAAGTTGTTCATCATCAAATTGCTTTGTAAATCTTTCTATTGTAACTTGCTTAAATTCTGCTTTAAATCCAAGCGTTTCTTGACCATTTATAAATATATTTTGTACTAATACATTTATTTTCTTACCTTGATAATCATAGAATACTCTATAAAGCTTTCTTTCTGGTAAGAATGTTACTCTGACATAGAATTTTGGTATTACTGGCATAAATATAAGATTATCTATTATACAAGTATTTATATCATCAAATTCTATTTGCCATGTATTATCTTGTACATGTTTACCATATCTCTTTATATCTTCAACTGGAATACGAACAAATAACCATATTTTAGATGGCCTAGCTATAACGACTTCGTTTGTATGTTGCGCCAATTGATTAAATAAAGAAGACGGATATTCAGCATGTATAAGATTCGACTCTCTTGATACATATTGAATTGCAGAACTAACTGAATCGAATAATGTATTAAACCCTGCTAATATCATACTAGCAGGGCTCATTAATGGTATTTCATCAGTTGCAATACCATTTTTAGTAAGTTCATTAACGATCAATTCATTCATTTCTTTTTTATCTTCAGAGTTCAACATCGTTTTAAAACGACGTCTATCTTTAATTTTATCATTCATAGGAAAAATCCTCCTATACAGTTATTGAACGTTCAGTGTATGGTACAGGATATTTATCGTTTGCTATAGCATATGCATTTTCTCTGGCTCTAAGTCCAACTTGTTTTGCATATCTAGAGTTTAATAAAGCTGTTGCAGCTGATTTAAATCTTTCTGATTTAATTAATAAAACAGTATTAGTAAACATATTAAACCATCCAGCGCCCATATTGAATGTTAAATCTATAATTGCAGCTTGTCTAGCTGTAGATAGAGTAAACACCCATGGTTGCATTTTCTTTAATGCTTTTATAATAGAATCTATATGTTCTTTAAGTATTTTATCAGCTTCTGCTTTAGTAATACCATTTTTATCCCATTTCTTAACAAGTTCGTCTGGAAAAGTTTTAGATTCCATGTTAAATCCATACCCAATAGTCCAGATTCCCTTAGTATCTTTATATTTCTTTTCTTTAAATCCTTCATGTCTACCAATTATATCCACTAAAACATCCATTTCTGGTGTTGTGTTTGTAAAATTATAAAAAGACATAAGTACTCCTCCTAATTATATGCTGAAAGATTAGTCTGACTAGAATATCCATTCTTTTCACACCAATCCGTAAAGTGTTTTTTGTTTATGTAAATTGCGACATAGACCTTGTTACCCTCTTTTGCCTTAGCATCGTTAATAACAAAATCATCATAATCTATAATAAAATCCTTTTCATTTCCTACAATTGGAATATCTCCTTGATATCTATTCCGTTCTCCACGTTGACATTCTATAGCAAAGAACTTACAATACTCATTAGGATCTACACATACTCTCATATTTCTAATATAATTAAAGACTTTTTCATCTGGAATTATATCAAGAATATTTACCTCACCATAAGAACTATTTCCATTTTGTACAATATCTTCTTTACCATATGTAATCTTCATTTTATCTATAATTGTAAGATCGCATAAGTTTTCACTAAATACTGCAACTGGAACCTCTATTTTAGCCATTTTATCTTCAGTAGTTTCTTTAGTTTCTACATTTTTATAACTTTCAGTATTAAGTTTACTAAAAGAAGCAGATAAAGAATATACTGGATATTCTATATAGTCTACTTGGAATTCTATTTTAACTCCATAAGTCATAAGGTTATTTATTTCACGTTCTCCTAAGTCTATACTTACTGGAGTTATAGTTGGAATAAATGGAAATTTAACGGCAAATGCACGTTTTCTTTTAGAACCATCTACTATATAATCTACTTCTGTTTCAGAATGTTTTTGTAATATCTTAAGAAGTTCTAAATCTCCAGTAGTTCCGGTATCAGAAATACCAAATGTAGTCTTTAATAACTTTAATAAATTATCCGGTAATGAAGTTTCTAATGTATATTTTCTTATATCTGGTTGACTACCTAATGTTACTACTTCTTGACTCATATAAAGAGGTTTAGTTTTATTAAGTGGAAATATATACGTAAATTGCTGAGCAAGTTCTTGAGCTTGAATTCTTTCGTTTACTAATACAGATACATAAATAGTATGCATAGTATATCTAGGACTACCAATAAGTACCATATCGACATCCTTCATATAATAATATGGTTTATTAGTAGTATTTTCGATAGATTTCTGTTTAACAGATAAAATACAATCTAAAAGTCCTGCATTTACTCTATTAAAGTCTTGATTATTAGGTATATCTACACGTAAGGATGCTAATGGATCAAAACTATGATTAAATACAATACGTGGAAGAATTCTATTATCAAGCATTTCTCTTGGAGTATCCTTAATTCTAACAGAAGCAGGATCTGCTCCTACGTATTCAGATGGAAAATCCCTATCTTTAAAGCTTGGATTAGCTTGTATAATAATATTTTTTACATGTTCAGTAACTATTTGATATACTTTTTCAAATGTAAACATAACATTATCATTTAAACATCCTATATTTGCATATTTAAAACGTTTCCATTTACGATTTTTATCTTCTATAATTTGTAATTTATTCATATTTCATCACCAACTAAACCCAAACTTAATTCTAGGACGTCTATCGGAGAATTTACGATTACCTATTACTATATTTTCTAATGGTGGTAATCTATAAAAACCAGGATTAAGTGCAATCATTTCAGAAGTTCCTTTAAGAGGGAAACCTCCCATTGGACTGTAATCGTTTCTCAATAATTCATCTCTAACCATCTTAGACTCATCAAAAGCTTTATTTTGTGCTTGTCTATTAGCGCCCATAAGAGTAATACCATTAGAGCCTTGTACATCTACTATATTTTGTGGATTAAATCCAAATAGCTTATTAAATACTTCATAAAATTCTGGAGCATCAGGTCTATATGATGTAGCCTTAAATGAAGCTGTGAAGTTTTCTAATAGATCATTCTTATTAAATCCATCTATCTTATGTTGATTAAAGTGAGTTACTGGTTCATTTATAATAAGATTCTTAGCAACTCCAAGTGATATTACATCCCAGTCTACGTTTACTACAACTACCCACATACTTATTAAATAATCCAACCCACGGAATTTTATATATTCTTTACGCATAGGCCACTCTTGTTTACCTACAAGATCTTTATACATTGACAAAGTATATAATAGTTTAGATATATCTCCTCTATTATTATCCATAAACGTAATAGAAATATCTACTTGATCGTATATTTCTGGATTTCCAGGTAATGGAGTAGATTTCCCATGCATATTTTTAATACCTTCCCGTGTAGACTCAGATAGTCTAATAGTTGGTACTTCTACACAATAGTTTGATAATAAACGCCAACAGTTTGATTTTAATGCACCATCTCTGCAAAGTTCCATATATAAATTTGGATCTGAAGATACTCTAGCAAAGAAGTCAGGATGTGCTTGTAGTTCTGGAATAATTCTAGAATTATTGAATAGGTTACAATTTGGTCTTGTAAAGAATACAAAAGATCTATAATATCCAGAAGTCTCAGATTCTAAGTAAGGTCTATTAATAAATAAAGATTCTCTACTAAGAATTACAGATTTCTGTCTATCAAGTACGAATCCATTATCTTCAGCCATTACTTTAATAACACTACGAAGAGAATCTCCCATCATAAGTGGATTCTTTAAATCCCAGTCCTTATCCATTTCTGGAGTGTATGTCTTATACATTGGAAGTCTGTAATCTCTATTAACTATACGTTTATCTCTAGCAGAACTACCCATAGGCATATCCTGCAATGAACCTGCAGCAAATCCACCAAATATATTACCTAAATTTAACGCACTTGCTATATTAGACAGGTTTTGACTAAACATATTAGTAAGTGGTGAAAGCATTCCTTTAGCACCAGATGGTATTATAGATGATAATTTATCAGCCATAGGTCCATATGATTCTCTAGCTTTATTAATTATAGATTGGCCTATCTTAGCTCCAGCATTAAATAATTCAGTTTTCCGACCATTTATCCATCTAGATGCAGTATCTTGAAAATTATCTATAACATCATTTACTTGATTAGTTATAAGATTAATAGACTGGTTACGAATATCCATAACACTATCAGAAATAGCTTTTCCTATATTCTCTTTAAAGTTCTCAAAGTATTTTCTAGGATCTAATTGTCCAAGTAAATCATCAATAGCACCAAGTCCACGCCTCTTAGTCATTTCAATCGCATCTTTTATATCATTCTTCCATGCAGCCTGTTCAGATCTATTAAGATTTTTATAATAATCAGTAAGTCCTTTACCAAACTCTTTATTCCACTGATTTTTTCCAGTAAAAGTATCAAGTAACCAGTTCTTTTTAATTTGTTTAACTAATTCTTCAGATGGAGTATTTGCATAATCTGTAAATCTGAAATCTTTACCTGGAAGATATTTAGATGGATTATTCCATTTATCTGTTGTAAGATCTCTTTTAAATTTCTGGTTCCAATTATCAGTAGGATGTGTTCCTAATTTAGCAGCGTCTTTTAGTTCTTTTTTCCACGCTTCTACGTTAAAGGTAGGTATTTTTTTATTAATTATACCTCTAACGTCAAAGTCGCTTACTTGAGTAGTTTTAATTTTTGCAGCATCTTTCATCATAGATGGCCACTCTTTATTAAATTTATCTAAATTGGATTTAGATTCACTACTAAGCCATGCTGGTGGAAACTCGTTTTTAACAAAGTTTCCACTTTCAAATTGTCTTTTCCAATTATCATTATATTCTTGAAGCATGGTCTTGAGAGCTGCTACTCTTTTTTCATATGTAGGATATATAGATAAGAATTCTTTCTTCCAACTTTCTTTATTGTCGGCAATCATTTTATTTATAATTTGTTGTAATTCATTATCTGCCATTGGTGAATGTCACCTCCTATATATGAAGCATCTTGTATCTAAGTGCAATAGTTCCATCTACACCATGTGGAACTAATATATGATTAAGTCTACTAAATACTACAGAATCTGTCATAGTATCAAAGTCTTTACCATTAAGTCTAATTTTTGCAGGTTTTCCTATCATAGTACAAAGTGCATTAAATCCAGCACTTTCCATTTTACCTTTCTTAAATACAGAAAACCATTCCACAAGTTCTTTATCTGTTATATTTATTAAGAATTGAGCTACTGCTCTAACGTCCTTGTCTGTTACAAGTTCAGTATCAGGATTATCTGGTACATTAGTTGCATCATCAGTTGTTACTACATAGTCTACTTCTATTTTCTTAGTATAATATGCAATATAAGGATGTTCATTACCGCTACTATCTTCTATAAGTACTTTTCTACTATGAAGATAATCACGATAATATACTTCATAATCATTATCTCCTTCTGGTATTAATCTAAAAGGAATCAAATTATCAAAGTTATATCCTTTCTTATGTCTAGGATATGCAAGTACATCAGTTCCTTGAGAACCGTCGTAACATACATTATAACCCATTATTTTATCTTTAGCATTTGGATCTACAGTCACAGATGTAGTAAAATCGTCTACTGCACCTTTAACTAAATCTTCTTCAAATGATATAACTTTAACTTTAGGTGGTAAATTATATAATGCACCACATAATCTTTGTAATCCTCCAAGTAATACTTTATTAGGACCCAAATCAACTTCAATCCATTTACCTTCTGGAGTTTTCTCTAATTTAAACAGGTGACCATCCCATGTTTTTAGGGTGTCTTCTGGTAAATTATACGTAAATATTGGTTTATCATTCATAAATATTTACTCCTTTAACTTATTTTAATATCTCCATATCTTGTTACCATATACAGAGCATCATCACTTCTTTGCTTTTCACATAATTCTCTATCTGTTTTTACGGCTGGTTCTATCCAGTCGTATTGCGATACATTCCATCTATTACGATGTGTAATATTTACATCATAAGTTATTTGGTCTACGTTTACTTGATAATTATAATTTTCATTATAATTTAGTAGTAGTCCTTCTGATATAAATTCTACTCTCCATGCTTTAAATAATTTTAATATATATAGTAAGTATTTAGATATACCACCATACATCATATTAATATTATAAAGTACGTCTAGTAGTTCTGGAAGTTCTATTGTATCATCTAGATGTTGAATTAAGTTTATCATAAATTGTGTACAGTTATCTATTTCTAGAAGCATTGCATCTGGTCCTTGATCCGCTAATTGTTCATAATATACATATAAATCAGGTGCATATTTTTCTAAATATTCTACATAAGATTGACCTTCTGCAGTAGATATAGTATTATATGCTTCTGGTTCTTTACTCATTATACGTACATGTCTATAAACAGATAAAATCATATCTACTTCAACATGGTTTCTTGCCTTAGCAAGTACAGAATCAACAAATTTTGCAAGTCCTACTGCTTTATCTGTATTTATCATAAGTTGTAAGAAATCTGTTTCAGAGTTTGCAGCTTCAGGAAATTCTTCTAGTTTAGTTTCGTATGGGTATTGAGCCATCACAATAAGCCAATACATTCTAATAGTAGGATGTGTTTTTATAGTATTAAATCCAAGTATTTTATCTACTCTATCTAATACATCACTAGGTCTAGGATTTATTCTAGCATCTTTAAAATCTTTAAGAAGATATCTTCCCATACTATAAGTAACCATAGCATTAAAGAATACCCACAAATCCCAGAAATTCACATTATAACCATTAGATTGATATATTAATTCATATTTCTTTAATATATCACGATGATGTAAGAAATATCTATGAACTACAGAAAGTCCAATAGTAACATTATTAAGATCTAATATATTATCTATACCAAGATATTTAGATTCTATATAAGAGAATGGTTCCTCAAATACACGTTTCTTTAATGCTTCACTATCAGACCATCTAGGGTCAAGTTTCTTTACTTCATCATATGTTAAAATCATTTCTTTATCTTCTTTTTGTTGATAAGATGGAGTTTCGTATTCTATATTAGTAAAGTTACGTCTCATCTTCTCGTCATCAGTAAGATAAGTCTTTTCCTTTTGATTTGATATATCATCGTATGGATTTACAGCACGGAATGGTTTTAATATAAATTCTACATCATACAAATCATCATATTTCATTCCAGGGGTTTCTATTACACCTGGTTTTCTTCTCTTTCTAATAAAATATTTATACAAATTAAGTCCAGAGAATATCTTTCTTGCTATATATTCAAGTACATAGTTTGTACCTTTGTACATTACAAGATAGTTTAATACATACGTAGTAGCATTTCTATAAGAATCTGGCATATTTTGTGGAAATGTAAGACCATACATTTTATATAAATCTTCAGATTCTTCTCTAGTAAAACTTGTCTTACCAAGTGGAGTAGTATATATATTTATAAAATAGTATATAATAGCTCTCATTTTTATAGTAGTAAGCTCTATAGATTCATTAAAGTCTGTACTTTCAGTTAAATAAGTTTGATGATATGTTTGCATCCACACACGTCTTTCCTTATTAAACATTTCCCGATAAGCATTAGCTTCATCTGTTTTAGGAGTCCATAATACTTCAAATTGCCTTGCTCTACGTGCTTCTATTAGATTTATCTTCTTATCTATATAGTTAAGATATTCAGCATCAGGACGTTCTTGTATAAGTACATCTAATGCTCCACTACGTTTTAGCTTTAATATCTCTCCATATGTCATAGTATGCACAGGAGTACCTTTATAATATACAAAATCTTCAGGAGATGTTCCTAAAGGTGGTACTCCTAATAACATTCTATAATATTTATTTCCTTCTATATAAGATAAAAGTCTTTCTTTTCTAAGTTCTGTCATTAATTGTAGCTGTTCTTCAAAGTTAAATATACTATAAAATTTTCTAAAATCACTTTGAATCTCAGCTATTTCAGCACTAGTAATATCTGGTTTATGATATCGCAATAAAGTTTCATTTACCTTACCAGTATAATCATATAATGTATCAGACTGTTCTAGTGCAGCCATATATGCTTCAAATTCTTGTGCATATACAACTTCATTTGAGTCCTCGTTCGCTCTATGTTCTTGCTTGACTACTAAATTATTTAGTAATCTATACATAATTTGTAAACGATGGTCTACTAATTTAGCAGTTGAAGCCATAATTTATTCCTCCTAATATTTAGGATTATATGCAGAATGTCCTGCAGCTCTAGTTATATATTGGAACCATTCGCCTTCTACAACGATTTCATCCCCATTTTTAAGTATAAGTTTTACATCTTTAGTTTTATCAATTACTTGAACATCTTCATCTGCAGTCCAATGTTTCATACTTCTACTGTTAAAAGTACCTTTTTCTATATGTAAAGTTTTATACGCAGTAGGAATTGCGTATAATATCCATTGTAAATCAAAAGATATAAACTTATTATTTCCATGTGGGCTAGTTTTAACTTTTATTTCTACGAGTTGCATCTTTAACCTCCATTTAAATCGATTATGACGCGTTTATAGCGTGTTTTAAGAGATTCTATACCATATAGAGGTATAATTAATCATCTTTTATATAGAAAGCGTAAAAACGGCCTATAAAGCCGTTTAAACGCATTATAATTAGCTTCTAAGAGCTTTTTCTAATGGAGAAACTGTTTCTGTTTGTTCTTGTTCTGATTTAGCAAGTGTAATCATAAGTGCTTTACCAGCATCAGGACCAAATACAGCATTAAACGTTCCTCCCATTACAGCTAATTCATACAATGAAGCAAATATATACTTTTTACTTCCAGTTTCTCTAGCTGGTTTCTTTGGATTATCAGCATCTCTAGCAAGACTTGCCACTAGTATTTCTAGAGATAGATCTGCTGCTCCAAGATCTACGTTTGCTAAGAAGTTATTCTTTAATGTATCTAAGTGAGTTTCTACTGGAACTAAGTTAGATAAGTTTCCACCTAAAAATACTTTAAGCATACGATACACAGTCATATTACTTCTTACAGAATTTACTGTATTTAAGAAGCAGTCGCCTTTCTTATAACAGAATATAACGTGTTTATCTAAAGGTTCATCTTCTCCTTCAGATGGTTTAGGTCTAATAATTTCAGTAGGAGTTGTACTTACATCAGAACCAAATACGATTGTATGTTGTTTTCCATCACCACTATCTAAAATTGAACCGTGTGCTAATACTTTATAGTATGTGTCTACTGCTTCTATAGCTGATACTGGAAGTATCCATTTAATATCAGTTTTACAGTAAACTTTTTCCATATCTGTTATTGGGTCTATTCTATGTTCAAATAGATCTGCACCAGCTGGATATACATATTTATTAAAGTCTTTAATACGGAACATCTTAGAACCTAAGTTATGTGTAGATTGCATTAATACGTTCAATAAATTTGAACCTACTTCTGAGATATAAACTCCAATTGGAATTGTATCTTGTTGTAGTGCTTTAAATATAAATTCTCCAAGACATTTTCTACAGAAATGGCCATTCTTTTCTTTACATGTTAGTGGATAACGCATTTTAACTGTTTTACCTACATACTTATGAACGTTATCCATAGTAACAAGAATAGATTCTCCGTTTTCTATTATATAACGATTTACATAATCAAACTCATCGTCAGACTTAAACATTTTACCTTCTGTAGTTCCACAGTCGTGTGTAAGTCCTTGTATATGGTTAAGACCATGTGATAAATCTTTATATATGGTACCAGCATATGCCGTATTAAGTCCTCTATCCATTGCTCCTATCATGGCAACGTTTGTTATATTAGGTAAAAATGATTTATCAATACCATCAACTAATGCATTATCTATATATACAGGTTTTCCTCCAGATAAGTCTGGCATACTACCCATTACAATGTTAAGGTTCTTAAAGTCATTTCCCCATTTAGCCTTATTAGCAGAATCATAAAGTTCCGCCATATCGTTATCTTTAAAGTGTTTCTTTGCAAATTCTACTACTTCATTTTCTGCTTTTTCTAAAATAGCATAATCTCCATGTTTTTCAAATTCTTTCTTAGCAGCTGCAATAGTTTTATCTCTAAATTCAGTAAATTCATCATCTGGGTTCATCATATCTTCATTTATACTAGCATTTACTACAGTAGATAAACGTAGACCAAACTCATTTGATGATTCTATCAAATCTAATACATCATCTTGTGTAAGACTTCCTTCTATTGCATAGTTTACGGCTTTACGCCATATTTTACTAAGTTTTTTCCAGTTACACACTTCATTAAGGAATGAGAACTTTGGATGGTTTGCTACAGGGAATAGCATACACTTATTAAGCATAAGTCTTCCCACTGTAGTTTTTATAGTTTTACCTCTATCTTTTATTGTAATACTATCATAAAGACTAACTTCTGGATCCTCGTCGACTTCATATCTCATACAAGATTTATACATAAGGTCCAGATCCATTTCTCCATTTGTAAGACCTATAAGGTGTTTAATAAATGGATGTTTCATATTAGCAGGTTTAGCTTTATCTGATGGTTTAGGGTCTCTACTAACAGAATACCAAGTTTGGTTACAGTCCTTACCTGGATTTCTACGAGCCAATGAACCATCGTAATTACATACAAATAAAGGTGATTTTTGTTGTTTTCTTGCATCTTCTACGGCCTCTTTGGAATTGATGGGCTTATACATTAAAGTATCCCCCAAGTTGTTCATACAAAGGCGTTAGCTTTGTACCGTTATAAAATAACTGCTCTGAGTTTTGCTCAGACGATCAGACTAGATCATCACCATGTCAAATTTGATTTAGGTGTCTTGCTTTAACTACACTTGTAATATATAGTCGTTGTACGCATTGCGTGCTGATTCTCCATTGCACAAGCACTTAGGACCTAAGGTAACGAACCTTAAGCTTTTATTTCACCATATGCCATCCTTTAACTTATTTCTGAATTTCTTCACCACAAGGGTATAAAGGCTTTAGTAAGTTCCAGCGTTTAACAAGATTTTCTACACACTCTTTCGAATATATAGCGACGGTAAATTTCATCGTGGTCTATTTATGTTTATATGGAGTCGTTAATTCCATATCAAGTTCATCAATTCACTTGCTCATACTTTCATATGAGTGATCAGACTAGATCAATCCCTTTACATATTATACATATATAAATAGGGTGTGTGCTTTTCCCAACTACTTAGTCAGTACTTCCATTTCAGGAATAGTCGTTGAACTCAGATATTCTGAGTGCTGATTACCCATTGTAAACGTCATTTAGGACCTCTCATAGCCGTTTTGAGAGGCTTTTATTTCACCATGTGACATCTTTATACTTGTTTCTGACTTTCATCTCCTATATAGCTATAAACGCTTTAAATAGGCTATAAAGCTTTAGGGACTCCCAGCTTTTAACACACTTTTCACGCACACATTACTGTATACGGGCCAACCATTTTAGCATTCATTCCTGTACTTATAGATGCAACAAGTCTAGAACCACTATCAAAGATTTGATCTTGGAATCTAGCTTTTAACTGTTCCGTAATTAACGGAAAATCATTATATTTATTATTCATAACTGTAACTTTCTTAGTTAAGTTAGGAGATAATGTAAGACAAACAGGTCTTTGTGGTTGTAGAGACGTCATACTATCTACTGGTGGTCTCGTAATAGCAATCATACGAGTATCATATAGTTTAGCATAAGTCTCTACAACTATATAAAAGAATTCTGTCCACGATAATGGTTTAGTCACTTTAGTTTCAGTTCCATCTTCGTCTACAATAAAAGTTAGCTTAATATGTGTAAAGGAACCATCATATTTTATTGCAGGAAAGTCAGTAACTCTAAAGTGAGGGTCACTCATATTAGTAATCGCATTAGACAGAAATTCTATGTCATAATATGCTAGGAAATCTCTTGTAACTCTAGGTTCAAAAAGACCAGCATTAAATAGATCTTCTATTAAAGTATAAGAGAATTTTATAATAGTCTCTTTAAACATTGGAAGTAAGAATTGGATAGGAACTCCAGAAGCACGCATTCCAATACGAGCTTGACGAAGTTTCTTTTCTTTCCATACAGTAGGAATGATAACCATACGGGCACCATTGTCTACGTTACGAGAAAGAATTTCTTCTCTACCAATTCCATGTGGTCCAAAGTATGTATCTTTAATATAATCTCCAAGATCTAATACTGCTTTTTGAATTATAGATTCCATATCACGTAAATCTACACGTACTCCAGCAACTCCAGCCTTCATCATCTTATATTGATTAGATGCACGTATAATCTCGGAATATAATACATTCCAATCATTAACCGTACGACCATTCTCAAGATTTTCACTTCTAAAAGCAAGAGCTATTACATATATATAATTAGTAAATAGCTGGTCACGTGTAAGTTTAGCAATAGAAAGCTTAAGCTCTTTATTTGAAATACGTCCATGTTCCTGCTTGAACTGTCTTTTATCAATATTATTCCAGTTATTATAAAGAAATACAGGACCATAACCTACAACATCATCTGGCTGTTCTTGATAAGTTTCATCAACTTCATACAGAACTCCTTTACGAAAATAAAATTCTTTACCAGTAGAAGTTGCGCATTGAACATATTTACGATTTATACGAGAAAAAGCTTGTAATACAAGAGGTCTAAATACATAACATCCTAAGTTTATAAGAGCAGACTTCGTTTGTAGCTCTTCTTCTGTAACTCCGAATACTGCGGAACTAAATATAGAAGAAGATGACTTCTTTTCAAAGGAATCTACTACTGAAAGTCTTTTCCTTATTTTGTTAAGTTCGTAATTATATGGACATACGAACATTAAAATCTACCTCCTTTGAGGTCCATACTAGCTCTTCGTAAAGATTTTTCTTTATCTATATGGGCCCGTTTCCGTTTGTAGTTAGTTTCAAGTTCGATTAGTGCATACAATAATATCTCATCACTATTAGTTCTAAATATTCCATTATTAGCAGCATTTGGTTTATAATATCTAAAACCTTCATAGTAGTCTCCTTTTTCCAATATGCTACATTCAGTCATTACTTTATAATTGGAACGGAATTTATTCATTAATCTATTTATTGTCCGCCTTCTATGGTGGATACGTTCCAGAGGTCCTTTAGGGAGATCTCTAGAAAATCCGTTACTTATATAAAGTTGATTAAATGTATCTGGTCCAACACCAGTTGCCGATAATGTGACATCATCATTCATAAGTCTTTCTTGTTCTTCCTCATCAATATCATCTACACCTTTAAGTTTTCCTTCCTCTTCTTCATCGATATCGTCATTAGGAATTCTATTTTTATAAGAAAAAACTCTAGGTTTAGATTTACCATCAGTACTTGTAAAATAAACAGCATCGTTATCTATTGTAACAATATCGTTTATATGCTTATGATCGAATATAATGTCTTTAATATTTCTAAGTATTATAGAATTATTTATTATATCTTTATATTTATCTATAAAGATATTTTCCATAATTATCTTATTAAGAATTTCTATCTCTTCAGAATTAAGTCCATCACATCTAACTCCTACTATAGAATGATATGCATCACGCTCTCTCTTTGTACGTTCAGCTTCGTCTTTAATACGATATGCATCACTACGTTTGCATACATTCTTATAAAATTTAAAGTAAGATTGTGGTAAATGTATTAATTCTACATCTTTAATATATTTACGTATTTTATCTTCATTATGCGATAAATTTTGAGGATTAAGAGCAAGATCATATACGAAATCTGGTGATAATAATTCACTAAATTTTAGTGTATTTACAATAGTAGTACTCTTTTCAGGATCTCTAAGATTAGTATCTGTTATTTCTTGACATGCTTCTCTAATAGAATCAAAATCATATGAAACCATCATAGCATACAACAGTTTCTTAGTAGCTTCTTGAATAGTATCGATTGCCTTATTTTCAACTTCCATATATGTAAGTTTCTCTGTCTGTTCACGGTATTTCTTAATAAGTGGTATTGTATATTCTTGAGTTATCATTGTATATACATAATCAAATACACTATTTTTTTCTATATAGAAAAGAAGGTTAGAAAGAATATATCTAGAACTAACCCCCTCAATAGTTTTAAGGGTAATTAAACCGTATTTATTTTGTATTGTACTTTCAAAATATGAGTCTTTAATCGAGTCTGCAAACGTATTACCAAGTAAGTTTGTAGTTTCTTGGTCATTAAGCATAGTTTTAACAGCCATCTCATGAGCACTTTTGAGTACTTTATTTATATCATCTAAAGGTACTTCTGGTTTGAAAGATACTGGCAAAACTAAAGTGTTTAATATATCCCAAACTCTCTTATCTTTTGAGTTTATAGGATCTAGAATCATATAAACTAACCTCCTTTTCTAATTTAATTAAACATTATGTCCTTTTGCTACGAGTGTAGCTAAAATTGATCTTAGGAATGGTACTGCACTTTCTTTAATACCAATTCCAGTAAATATCAATCCATTACTTGTCTCATTATATGAATCAAAAACATTTACTCCATTATATGAGAATGTAAATGTTGTAAATCTAAAGTCTTGAGTAGCTATATCATTACCAGCTGTATAAGTATCCAATGCATGTTTTATATTAGATGCCAATCTATCTATAGCTTCTTTATTTATATTAGGATTAGTTTTTAGTCTATCATACCATTCAGGGTCTAGCATCATTTGATAATTATAGATATTTAATAATGGATATTTCTTATTTTCTTCAGGTATAATAACTTTAGAGAACATTATAGGATATACAAAATTTCCAATACCAATATTTAGCTTAACCCAGTCAGGTTTTGCAGCAGATTCTGCTATATAAAAACTCTTAGTAAGATTTACATTTAAAGTATTAGCATTTAGCATTGTAATTCCTGATCTAGCAACATCTCTGATAAATTCTTTGTCATTATTAGTTAGTAAAGTCATATCACTATTTACACCAGTGAATTTAAATTCTCTGTAAGTATCTGGACCTTCAAGAACAAGAGTACAATTTTTAGCATAATATGCTAAATCACTAATGAAATCTGGCCTAGTTGGAGTTTGTGCACGTCCTGGTGAATAACTTATCATACGTTCCTCTACTCTACCAGTATTTCCATTACTACCTGATAAAACAACGCTATTACGTTCCATACCAGGAATTTCTTTTACTTTCAATTTACAAGAAGATAAATCATTAAATATCTTAGTAGGAGTTAACTTATTATAAAATCTATCTTTTTCATCTGGTATTAATTTATCATATAAATAGTTTCTAACTTCATCTAATCCTGCAACCTTTTCAACTTTAACATCAATATTTCCACTTCCAGTTTTATAGAAAGATACTAAAGATGAAGTATTTATACTATTACCATAATTTTTAAGATCAGTTAAATTTATAACTTTAGATTCTAATTTAATTACATTATGTTCAAATAATGTTTTATTAGTAGTTATAGATGGATACGATAATGATGGTGGAACCATTAATTCAACATATATTTTAATCTTTTTATTTGAGTCTAGACTTAAATTATATGGAATAGGATTAACTAATGGTAAACTCATATTATTGCATCTATATTGACCATATGAATATTCAGATGCACTATATGTTGTATAATACATAATAACATAATTTAATAATTTATCATAAGTTGATACATTAAAATCATTAAATTGAACATGCACTGGTTTTAACCTAAATAATTTAGGTAATATATATCTTCCAGCTTTACTAGGATCTGTGTTATGATCTTGTGTTTCAGAAAAAGATGCATCATTATATTCAATTGGTGTTATATTATGATCTGTATGTGTTTCTAGATAATTTAAAGCAACATCGAATGGTGATTTAGATTTATCTGTATAAATTGATTCAAATTCATCATGATATACAACTAAAGTTCTTATATATGCATCTTTAAGTGCATTTAAAGTATCAATAGATAAAGTTGGTGAACTATCGGAATCCGCTGGTATAAATCTATATTTATAAGTATTTATCGTTTCTATATCTTTACCACTCCAAATAGAAGATTCTCTATCAGTAGTAAATATAAGATCATTATTTTCTATAGTTTTTATTAAATCATATCGATTTGCTAATTTTTCTATATTATTAAGATTAACCTGATTTTTATCTATATTAACTGGTTCAGTTAAACTATTAGCAATAGCATCATTTGATAAGTAATAGACTAATTCTGTTGGATTAAAATCATTTTCGCCTTCAACTTTAATTTGATATTTTATTACATAATCATATCTATCATTTTTCAACTCACGATAATTAAATATTTCTCTATTATTAGTATCATCTATATTTCCAGTTGTAGTAAATATATAATGTGGAACTTGATTATAAAAATATTTTTGATATTCAGTTAACATTGTATCATCTGTTCCATAGTAAGCTAATAATATAATAGGTTTAGCTATTAAATTAGAACTAGTATATTCTTGTCTAGTAAAAGGCATAATTTCATAATATGAATCATATGTTAACAAATCCCTATTTAAATATCTAGTATCTATAACTTTAGGTATGCCAGTATCTTCAAACATATGTTTACCGCTATCTATATTTTTAATCATTTGCTTATAATATTTAATAATTTTTGGATATGTATAAATATTATAGTTTACAGATCCAGATTGATAGTTTTCTTTACCGCTTATACCGTTACCAGCTAAAAATTCCATAACTGGATAATTAGTATTTTCTGTATTGAATAAACTATGTTTGAAATTATTAGTAGTTACTTTATCAGAATACATTATAGGCATATCCATTCTTCTATTACCAGATATAACTGTAGTGTTGGTACTAATATTTAAAGAATTAGTAGTTGCTTTTGTATATCTAGTTTTACTATTAATATCTTCTTTACTAAAACTATTAAGTGTATTTAATTCATCATTATTTAGATCTATTATATCTTTACCATTTATTAATGCTCTACCTATATAATTAATCTTTAAATGAGTTATCTTTAATTTATCTCTAAGATTTGAATAGTTATTTACTATTTCATTCCAAGGTAAAGTATTACCAATCATATAATTAAATTCAACACCCTGATCGAAATGTAATTTCTTAAAATCTGGACTGAATTTAAATGTCATATTACTAAATACAGGTAATAAATGTTTATCAAGTGAACTTTCTAATATAGTTTCTGTTGATTCTAATGTAGGTTCATTTATATATTTATTATACATAGGAGTAATAGTATTCATAGAAGTGATACCAACTTCACGTATAATATTATTTAAATCCTCATATTTAGATTGAGCCTTATCTTTAAATACTTTTTGAGCTAATTCAACCTTTTGATTTGTTTTAAATGTAATTTCAGGTGTTACTTTAATTCCTACATCTTCAAAATTCATTGTATATTTAGCATTCTTAAGTTCATTTAAAGCTGCAGTTATAGTACCATCATCAATTATATCGTAAATATTAGCAAAATTTATTTTACTCATATCAGCTAATACTAAACTAAATGGAAATAATTGTGGATGATCTCCCCATCTACTATATTTAAAATCATGTTCAAATATATTTTTATTTTTAAATAAACCAGAATTTCTACCATTATTATATAATGTATTAATATTATTTAATGTAGTAATTTTATCATTAGTTATTAACGGTAATCCTGTTATAATACTGTCACTATAGATATTAAAATCTTGCATAGTTATTTCAGTTCCACTATCATTTACTAAATATGGATCTATACATTCTACAGTATCTATAAGTTTCTTAACAGTTTTAAATTTAACAAATGCTGTCTTTTCTACACCATGAAGATTGAATACACACTTAAGTTTTATATCTTTAACATCATATTTAAACATATAACCATCATCAGCTGCACTAATCTTAAATTTAGCACACCAACATATGTCGGTAGTATCTTTATTTAATGGTAAATCTTCAATCATTTTCAATATAGGATATGTATTAAATATATTACCATTTACTTTCATAATAGTATTTATACTATGTTCAGTAAAATATTTTTCTATATCAACTTTACCTAAAACAGACTTCAATACATGTCCATATTCATTTTTATTAAACATTTCTGGATCAGAAGAGCCAACAAATGGTTCTAACCATTCTCCCCATACGTCTGCTGGTTTTACTATACTCCATCTTGTAGTTTTTACTTTATCTACATTTATAGATTCTACAGTTTGTCTAAATTCTTTAGCTATTTCAATACTTATATTATCATATACATAAGTAAATTTAATAGTAAATACATTAAGCTCTTCGTCTTCAGTTGATGCGGTAAATGTTCCAAGTTTAAACATTACTGTTCTATTTTTTATATTTATATTACTAGATTCTATATTAGTTACATTTCCTTTTACAGATTTATGTACTATTACACTAGAAGGCATAGGAATAAATATACTATCATCTATAATTAAATTATTTTCAGATATTTTATATTTACTATTTTTTATTCTAGTAGTAAGTCTAGCTATATGTTCCTTATAAATATTAGGACAGTCAATATCTTGGATTGGACTCCATATCTTATTTGCATAACTATACCTGAAACTTAATTTATCAACAGGCCCATTATTACTATTATATCTAGTAACTATTTTAATATCATTTGTTCCAGTAATAGTTTCGGTTCTAGCATGACTATAAACAACTTGATCATCATTAGATAATGTTATATCTCTAATCTTATAAGATTGATCTAGTTGTATATTATATTGACCAGTCATAGATATTTCAGCATTACCATTAGTATCATTAAATACCACAACCACATCAGTCATTGGTTTAACTCCACTATCTTCAGTAGTTCCACCAGGTCCTGGTTTAACTATTTTTTTATCTTTAACTATCTGTGGCAATTTATTAGGTTCTACATAAGTTATTTCAACATGAGTTTTATAAAGTTTATCAGCTGGAATAGTTCTTATATTATCAATTACAACTTCCCAATAATTATCAGTTCCTACAGTTTTTCTAGTTACAACTGGCGGATTATATAATAATTTACCAGCTATATAATCATTAGTTATTGCAGATATTCCGACTGTAGCTCCAGATACATTCTTTTCATCTTTTACTAAGAAAGTCATCTTAGTTCCAGCATCATTAAATGTTATATCATCTGAATTTACAGTAATACCATTTGCATTTGATTTAAATGAAGTAATATTATAGCTATAGTCTACTTTATTATTGACTTCGCCGACAAGAACCACATTAACAGTACCGGTATTCTTAATATCATTAAGTTTTGTACTAGTTACTTGTGTAAATGTTATCTTTCCTTTACCACTAATAACATCATTTCTTACAGTTCCACGTAATACTTCAACATTTCCGTCATTGTCTGTAAAATAAACATCAGCTTCAGTTGCAGTATAAGGTTTATTACTATCCATATTATTAATACTTATTTCTAATAAACCATTATTAAAACTTATATTAGTAATTTCTATACGTGGAGCAGAAGCTAAATCTATTGCAGTAACATTTACACCAGCTGGAGAGCTATAATCAGCTATAGTCCATCTAACTGATACAATATTAGAAGCGATATTAATAGAATCTGTAGGTGTAAATGTATAGATAGTACTACCTGCAGAAGTAGGTAATATTAATCTTTGTATAACTTTAGTTGGGTTAGTTTTATTACTAACTTCATAAAGTTCAAGATTACCAGTAAGCGCTTCTTTAAGTACTACTTTAAATCCATCATCAGTTTTAGTTACAGATTCAACATTTGATATTTCATCTGGAAACTCTCTAGCAAATATAGCAGCATTCTTATTAGGATCTAACGAAAGCATATCTTCTATAAATACTGGATCACTTCCTTTTGGACATTCAACTCTAACTATAGCACCATATGGTATACGTGGAACATTATCGTCTCCGGTTTTACCTCTTTCATCATTTCCAAGATTAAGTTCTATAATCTTATTAGCAGAATTTACTGCAGTAAATTCATATCCGCATATATTAACTAATCTTTTAAGATCTTCATCATATCTCATAATATGAACCAATACAGGTTCATTTACCACATCACGTGTAGTTTTTAATGTTAATTTATTCATCTTAATCCTCCCACGTAGTGTAACTTAAAGGTGTTGCAATACCTGCGGGTTTAGCACTTGTACGTATTATTGGAGTTTGATATACAAAGTCTGACCATATCTTTTTAAGACCTGATTTAGATGGATCTTTAGGTTCCAAATATCTAACTCTAATACAATCTCTAGCAGTAAGTTTTATTTTAGAACTAAAGTTATTAAGTCCTATTATAAACTTACGTCCTGGCTCTGCAACAGTAACTCTAAATTTATATCTTTTATCTTTTTCTAAAATGGTAGTTCTTTCAGTAGCATCTACCATACATATGTCAAATACTCCTCCAATTTTCTTAAATTCTGGTTTAAGATCTAGAGTAATATAATCATCCCCTTCGTAGCAATACTCTACAATAGGAGTAACACTACGAATAGCATTCATTTTAGTACCAATTCCTCTTCCACCCCATTCAATTGGGACCCATTCTGGAAGATTAGGAATATTCTTATAACCATCAACACCTTGAACATCTAATGGGTAGCCATCAAGACCTGCATAAGTCCATGGTTCTGCTAATGTATTAAAATCTATATTGATACAATCTTTAAATACTGCATCATAAATAGATATAGTATCAGATGCACCAATAAAGTCTCCAGCTTCAGTAAGACCAGTACATCCTTCAAATGCTGAAGTTATATCTGTTAATTGAGGACATTTTTCAAATACTCTCATAGTTTTAGCAGTATTAATTAATGTAGTAACATTTTTAGCAAATCTTTTAGCAGATTTAGCATTAACTGCTTTTACATTATTAGGAAGCTTAGTTATAGAAGTTCCATAAAACATTTCATCGAGATTTCCTTCAAGTATTTCAAATTCATATCCTTCAAAATTTACTAATTTGTCAGACTCTGTGGAAATATCATTAAATATAGCTTGATACGTATCTCTAAACTGTTTTACATTTAGCCATGTAAGAAATTTAACATTTCCATCAGTAGGTGTTGCATATGGCCATGGAATATATTGAGTAATATCTCTAGCTGCAGGTGTATCAGTCATATAATTTAATAGATTAGGATATGTATCAAATGTTTTAAGTTTCCAATATCCAGGATCTTCTGTTATATTACTATTATAGAATAAATCTTCTGCAGAAATAAGCTTTTTATTATCTCTAATTAGATCCACCGATGGTTGAGTTACAATGTCTCTAATATTGGCAAATGCTGCATCTATATTCTGTAAATTAGGCATTCCTTTTAGTAATCCATTAGAAATACCACTGATTTTAGTACCTTCATATAGACCTTGAGCAGATGTGATATTATTTCCAACTATTGCACGAATACTACGATTTATTCCTTCTGGTAATTTAGGCCAATTTGTGGTAAAAAAAGTAGCTTCAGTTTCACCTTCAGGTACTGAATTTGAAAATAGACTATCTATATTAGTTACAGAGTCATCAAACTTAAATGTAACTAAATTCCAAAGTGTTGGAATAGTTTTCCATAATTCTGGAATTATTCTACGAGCTTCTTCTCTAGAATTAAACTTAAATGTTAAGTTATCTTGTTTATCATCATCTCTAACGTGATACAATGTATCAGCATTAGTTAGTTTAGCTAATTCTAATAATACAAAATCAGAACGTTTAATACCTTCTACCCATTTAACAGAGTGAGATCTAACTAAAAGTTCTGGAGATGGTATATCTTGTTTAATTGCTGGCGGTTCAGAACTAATTTCGTCTTCAAGACCTGCAAATACTGGACTCAAAGTATCATTTTTCTCAATATAACGGTCTGCACTTATAAGTGTGCAAATACCAGCAGTTATATCTCTAGGAAATGATAATTTTATAAAATCATAATCTGTATTAGATTTATTATCAACTATAGTACTTATAGTTTGCATTGTATCTAATGTATACTTACTAGCATAAGTAACGAAAGGAGTATCTCTTAGCTGGTGTACATATTGAGATGGAATATGCACTGAGAAACTAATCGTTTTATCATTTGTAGTAAGAGCATCTATTGATATATCGAAGCTATCTTTAGACCTTTTAGGAACTTTAAATGTAATACTTTTATCAGATATAAGATAAGATTTAATTTGATCTGGTTTATTTTGTAATTCTTGTATTTCTGTAAGCATTTTTCTAACAGAAACGTCAATACCAGTTAAATTTATGGTAGTATCTGTAAATACATTACGTTCATGTAAAAGTTCTTTGATAAACCTTTGAATATCATTTTCATTGATTACATAATGTCTATCAGCCATTTCTTCTCCTTTCTTTAGTATTTAAATGCTAATTTATATATTTTAGTTTCAGTTCCTGCTTCATCTACTAATCGTTTAAAGAATTTATCATAAATTGCAGCAGAAAATCTATTTTCAAACATAGTATAAGTACAAACTGTATAAGGAGATCCTTTTACTATATCTGTAGCTGACGTACTATAAAGCATATTAATAGTATAAGATTGCATTGGATTCTTAGTATTAATAATATTAAAACATATAGGTCTAGTAAGATCCGGTATTGTAGGGAATTGTGCAGTTAATTTCTTACTAAGTTTATTATATTTTACAAATGTATTTCCGCTATCAGAAACTAATGAATATTCATCGTTAGCAAATGCTATAGTAAAATTATCGCTATATTCCATAAATTTAGCAAAAAGATCTGCTTCTTTATGGTCTATTTTAGCAATTATTTTAGTTTGATAAAATTCTTCATCTGAAAATGTTATCATCTCATTTATACGAAATACATCAAGTATTATAGTTTTAGTTGGTGCTATTACAGTAGTTTCAAGTTCTTTCCATTTTATATTATCAGTTCTTATTCTACTTGTAGTAGTTTGTACCATTGGAATAAATGCAGGATCTAATTCCCCCGTAATTTCCAAAACACCACTATCAGTTTGAATATCAACTGGATTTTGATAAATAAAGTTAATTTTTCTAAGATTTTGTCTTATATTAATATCATCTGAGTAATAATTTAATAATTCTATATTATCAGCATCGATCATATTAATACTACATTGTAAAAGTGCATGTTTTTCTACACCATTATCTAAATATTTAATATTAGCTATAATATCGACAACCGCCTTATCATTAAGCCAATCAGATTCATAAAAAGGATCGCTTTTAAATGATATTTTAAAACCATTTAAAGTTTGAGCATCAGACCATTTACCGCATTCCATTTTTCGTTTGAATTTAGTAAATTCTTCTCTTGTAATAACCTTTTTAAGAACTTCTTTATGAGACGTGAATATCTCATTAAGTTTATCTTGTACTTCCTTTGATAGTTGTGTTAAAGATGGTGCTTCCGCTATCATATATGAAGCTTTTTGACCAGTACCATGAACTACAACTGTACTTTCATTTGCAAATGTAAATGATAACATTTGGTTTTCTGTAAGAATAAACTGACCTTCTCCAACTATAGATATACTAAAAGGTGTTACATCTTTATTCTGTATAACAAAATATGAACCTTCTGGACAAATTATAGATTGTCTCATAGCTTGTATATCCTTGTGTTCAGTAGGAATATTATAGTTTTCTAATTTTTCTATAGGAAATGCAGAATATGTAAATTCCCCACCGTGTTCTTCGGCATAGAAAAGATTAGTACCAGCTTTAATTCTTCCTTCCCATTGGTTTGGTCCAGTTAGCATAAATGTATTATTTTCATCTGCTGTATTAGCAGTAGTAAAGCTAAGATAAACCAAAGAATTTGGTATAATACTAGAGTTTTGAATTAGTATGATATGATCGACAGTTTTATCAATTTCTACCTTTTTCCACGTCATTTTAACCTCCTTTTGGTAAAAATTATTGTTATTTTAGTTGATTTTAACAGGTGATTGTTCGATAATGAGTTTAAATTTTTCGGTAAAAAATACCATTGTGGGCCCGAAGGCCCACGTTTGGTACTATATCAAAACTAGTTAACATTATTTCTATTTAGTGGGTATAACCCATCTTTGGCTGCAAGTAGTTCTTCTACTTCATTCGCAATCATATATTGTTCAGCAATAGAATAATGTTGGAAGTCATTTGATATAAAATAATGATTTCTTTCTGATGTAAATCTATCTAGGAAATCATTCATTATTTGTAAATGCTCATTCCATTGCGATAATGGACTAGCGCTACCATTTTCTGTTAAGAATTTACCAATTGGAGTATTATATACTGCTAAGAATTCTGGTATTCTTCTATTCATAACATATAAAACAGTAGCATAAATTCTATACTGTTTAGAGCAAAATCTATTATAAGATAAGAATCTACGAGCATCGTAAAACATCTTTCTTAATAATAAATCTCCTTTATGGAATTCTTCAAATTCTCTAGTTAATTCTATTATTTCTGGTGTATTGTATGTAGTCATTAACCAATTTTTATAATAGTCTGAGAATTCAGAGAAGTGCTTTTTAATCACTTCTCCTCTATCTCTTTTAGACTTTCTAAACATTTTAAGGACTCCCTCATTCAACATTCTATCTAACATCTTCATCACATCCTATAAATTTCCCATAGTTGCATTATATAATAGGAAAATATCATTTTGATTTTGGTCTCCAGTTAATTGGGCAAATATTTGCATAAATTGGTCTGGAGTGCTATGATATAATTGATATAAAACATTAGCTGGATCTTGTGAATTAAGAGCAACTTGTTTTACATATAGAATTGATGATAGATTTAATAAGATTTGTCTTGGAAGATTTACTCCCTTAGAAGCAAATTCAGTATTAATTAATTCAACATATTGTGAGAATGGAATCTTGAAAAGACCATTTGCAGCTTGTTGATATATACCCATTGTAACTATTCTTGGATATATTGTAATATACATTGCTGACTTCTTGTAGATATAATTTCTCCACATTGGCCATAATACTGCTTCAGGTACTTGGAATCCCAAGAATTGGAATAAAGACTGAGCATATTCTGCAATGTTATTAATTGTAGTGGCAACACCTTGGTTATTGATATTAACTTGTGGGAAATACCATTTACCAAATATTGCAAGCATTTTATTATATTCATATGGATTTTGGTGCTTGATATATAATTCATGCACTGCATCATCTGATTCCATTAAGAAAGCAGATTCATTGATTGCATTTCCATAGTTATAATTATTATCGACAACACGATAAGTTCCAGGGTTCATTTGTTGTATCTTTGCTATTGTAAGAGATGGATCTAGATAAGATGCTACATATGTCATAACCTTATCAGATGTTCCATATCTTGGATACAATGGTTGATTATGTTCATTTATTAGTAATGGTACCACAGAACCCATATCTAGAAGACATAATCTTCCATTCTTAAATCCATAGTTTCTTGGTTCTTTATATAATGATATATCTGATGGTACAAAGAAGTTTGCCATTACATCACAAATCATTTTATAATCTTCTACAAATCTAGGCACTCTACTACAATAGATTGGAAATACTTGGTTATTATTAATACTTCCAGCTATTGATAAATCTTTAATAACATCAGAATTTCCCAACCATTGTTTGAACTCCATATTATCATCAAAGTTTTGTACAAACTCTTGAACTATGATAAATGGGTCATTATCTGGTGTTAACATTGATAATGCGAAGCAATTCAATGCATCTGGATTAAACTTTCCTTGTTGAGCTAATCCCTTAAGAGCTTCTGAAGTTGATATTTCATTGATATTATCTAATATACCAGCATTATTATATGCTATTTTATATACTAGAGATGGATTTGTAGGATCTGTCATAACGACTCTCTTTTGTCCTGTATAGATATTTGAATTAGGAAACGCCTTTCTCAATACATCTATTAAGAATTCTCTTGTTGCTGACTCTGTCATAATGTCTGTTTTATATAGACTTACTAAATTATAAACTGTACTCATATTCTATTTCCTCCTAATATTTTAATATAAAGTTCCAACTAATGATGCAGTATTTACAGATTTAATTGTAAATATTAATGGTAAATTAAGCTCAGTATCTGCTGGTAAATTCAATGCACTTCTAACTGCATTTAAAGCTATATTTATTATTGCAGGATGATAAGCTAATAAATTTAGTGCTACTTTTGTAGGTATATTATTATTTATCATCAACTTAATATAGTTTTGTAATGCAGGTGAATCACTTTGATCTCTTATTGCAGTTCTTATTATTGCTGGGTCTATACCTTGAGTTGCCATTGCAATTTGATTAGATAATGTAGTTATATCTAATCCTTGTATCAAGTTATAGTCACCAAATGTTCTATCATCTTTATTGAACATTTTGATATATTCTGAATAGGCATTTATTGAACCTGCTAGTGATAAAGAACTATCCATTTCTGGAAACATTCTTAAAATTGAACTACAGAATGTTTTATAAGATACTCCAAACACTGCTAATTCTGGAATACTTCTAATAACACTTGTCATATTACTATCAACATCAAGTTTTACATAATCTCTAGCTTCAGTTATATTTACTAATCCAGCTACAGTATAATGCTCAGATACAGATTTATAATTCTTATATAGAGTTTCTACTCCTATATGACTAAGAGTTACATTCATATTAGCACTTTGAAATTGTGCTAGAATACTATTATAATATTCTGTAAATGATGCATGATATTGATCAAATGTCATAGTTTGTGGATTTTTACCATTTTGAGATATTTCTATATTAGTTTGTATATATCCTCTTTGAATAGATATAGCAACAGGTGTTAATGGAGCATTATCTGTATCACTTGGTGTGATTACTACTCCTGGTTTAATACTAGGAAAATATTCTAATATAAACAAAGGTAAACCTGATGCTAACCCTTGTAAAATGTTATTATTATTTAAGTTTGTTAACATATTCTATTTCCTCCCTTATTTATTTAATCCTAATGCAGCAGCTATTTTGTCCCCACCTTGACGACCAAATATAGAGTGGCCACCATTATTATTTCCATTTACAAATCCATTATTTCCACCCCAGTTGCCATTATTAGCTCCCCAGTTGAAACCTCCTGCATTATTTGTAAATGTTGTGTTTGCACCCCAGTTTCCAGTATTTCCACTAAAAGTCATATTACTTACACCTGTTCCTACAGATGCTGCTGGGTTATAGTTAAATACTGGTGTATTAGATGTATTAAGATTTAATCCAGTAGTTGTTGGTGCTGCAAATGTTAAACCTAAACCTGAGTTATAAGTTTGTGTTGTACCTCCCCATCCAGCTGGTCTTGTATTATTCCAAGAAGAGGCTCCATAACTACCTCCCCAAGTTCCTCCACCGAATGTATTACCGAATGAGTTACCAAATGAATTATAGCTACCATAATTTCCAAAGAAACCTGTATTTTGCGGTTGAGATTTACCAAATCTTTCAACCATACCAGCTCCTCCAGCACCACCACCAAACATTCCTAATAAGTTTCTAACATCAATTACATTACGTCCATTGATATTTTCTACTGAAGAAATCATACCTAACATCATAGCCATCATACTCATCATATCCATTTGTGGTTGTTGAGGTTGAGCTACTGGTGGTGCTCCGTATAGTGTAGTACTAGCAACAGGTTGTGGTACATATCTAGATGATATTACTGGTTGAGCCACTGGTTGTGTATAAGTATTATAATTTGCAACTATTGGCTGAGTAGCTACAACTGGATTAACTCTATTAGCCATTGCTGGTCCCATTACACTATCATATCCTGCTCCATATCCAGCATTTGGATTATAACCAAACATATTTTGAACTCCTGCTAAAAATGCATTTCCAGTTCCACTATTTAAATAAATATTATTAGGTGACATTGCTGGTCCATATGTTCCTGTATTAGTTACAGTTGAACCTGTATTTATATAATTATAATTATTAGCACCTGCCGCTGCTGGATTCATACTTGCTGGTAATCCTTGCATTCCTGCATATAAAGATGCGTAAGGTGTTGCTGCTACCGTTGTATTCATCACCGCTTGTTTTTGTGTGTATCTATCGAATATTGAATTCATTCTGTTACCTCCTAAAGTTATTTCTTGATTATTAATTGTTGTATTTGGCGCAGTATAAACTGCTTGTGTAGCTACAGGAGCTACTGGTTGATATCCTGTTGTACTATTATTATTTAAATATATCATTTGTGTTTCTAAAAGTCCATTAGGTCCAAATATAATCGGTACCATATTCATTCTACCATCTGGATGATTTTGATCTCTTGGTACTATTGGCATTGGATTCTTTTGGAAATATAATATTGCCTGTAATAAGCTATTTCTCAATTCTGGAAATTGCATATCCGCAAGAGAAATATATCCTTCAAATGCTAGCGTTGCTAACATTTCATAGAAATATAATGGTTCTATAAAACTATTAGGTCCATTAATAATTGTAGTTTGAATATAATGGATTAGTTGTTGGTTTATTAAATACCCTGTTCCATCTGTTACATATTTAATTCTTTCAGATATTTGATCCATTACTACCGAAAATATATTATAGTCTATCCCTACATTTTGTTTTGCATATAATTCTTTTTGATCTAAACCAGCTAGATCCATTATTATACTTAATGCTGTTGCTATATCTTGGTTATTTGAATTAAGTCCGGATAGTAACATATCACTCACTGTTAATAGTTGTTCTCTAAGTGTTCCTCTAGTATCAACTCCACCTGCTGTAAATACTGTATGATGTATTTCTTGTGGTGCTGCTACTGGACCAGCTGGTGCCACCATATTAGCCATATTAGCCATTAATGCTTGTAATATTTCTGTAGGGTTACCTTGACCACCAGCTTGAGCTTGTGCTTGGTTATAACTATTAATTCCTCTTTGCATCATTTGAGCAACTGGGTCATCATTTATAACTTGTTGTGTAGATTGTACTGGTTGACCAGTTGCTACTGTAACTGTTGGTTGAGCTTGAGTATTGTTAACAGTTGCCGTAACTTGTGGATTTACAGCTGGTTGTGCTGATTTACTTGTTCCCATTAACTCTTCCATTTTTTGTTTAGCTGCGGCCATATCTGCTGCAGTTGGGATATATGTATTAGAATTTTGTGTAGCAGTTGATGCAAGCATTGATTGCAGACCTGCTCCCATAGGAGAAATATCTCCTGTATTTGTATATAATGAAAAACTCCCTGTTGGTGTTGTATTAACTGGAGTTGGTGTTGCTGAAACATTTTGAAATGTACCATTTTCTCCTTGTACTAGTTTTGCTCCTCCAAATAAAACGTCTTGTGCTGCATTTAAAGGGACATGATTATTTGACATATTTTCCCATAATTTTGCTACTTCTTCAAAAGATTTTCCATTAAACATTGTATTAAATCCTTCTTCAATTTGTTTAAATTGTTTCGGATCATATTTATAAGTTGAAACATCTGGTGCGATTCCACTCATTGTCTTATTACCTCCTTGGTTTATATATTTATTAAATGCTGTATTTATACTAAAATCTCCATTTAGTATCATTTGATTGTAACTTGCTTCTTCCATATCAATATAGTGTTGTAATGTTACACCACAATTACCCTTAGATAATCGTTCGACTGTATTGATAACCTGTTTTTCACGTGCTGTCATTTTTCTAAATTGAGAACCGTCTGCAATTGCCATAGTTTTATCTGGATTAGATCTACTATCAAATATTACTGCACCTTGGGCGTTAGGATCCTTAATATCATTTATAGTATCAATTACATATGGAGTTTTAGAGCCTGCATTTATATTACTAGGTTGCCAATATTGGGCGATATTGTCTCTATTTACTACAATTGCTTGAGCTGGCGGAATATATTTCCAATCTTTTCCATATGCATATTCTCTATCAGTTTTACCATAGGTTTGCAATTCCCATCTTCTCATTCTATTATTGTCTTCCATTTCCATTAAACGAACTTTATCAAGTCTCTTAGCATATTCTTCATCTGAAAGTCCTACCCCACACTGTTCTGGTGTTGGTAAAACATCTGATTCATACCCTGTAACTTCATTATAGTATACAGGAAAATCATCATCTAATTCATCTGTATTGAAATCTATACTAAGCATGTAGTTGTAATCTCACTAGTGCTGATGTTATTGCTTGAGCTAGTTCGTCTAATTGAGCTTTATTTGTTTCTATATAAGGTTTAAGCATTGGTATCTTTTCTATAAATGTTCTTACCATAATAAAATTAATACCTTGATTTATATTTGTTCCATTATATGCTGTTCCTGCACTTTCTATAATATTCTTTGGATGTAATAATGGAAGTCCATTTACAGGGTTAGTTAAAAATAGATTTTTAGCTGCATTTGCTATTAAAATATTTCCCCCGTATAATCCAAGTGTATAGAAAGGTTTTCCTGATTGAATATCTGCTGCTACAGCATCATTAAGAGTTAACTTTTCTGGTTGAACATTTGCTGTTACTTGTCCATATGCTATCATATCTAATATAGAAGCATATTGACCTAAACCATTTACTATAGTAGGGTCTAACTTACCAGCAGATGTTTGTATTAATTCTTGCACCTTTAATGATAAATATCCAAGTGCTATTGATATTCTTAAATCATGATTAATTGGTCCATCTGGTCCAAATACTGACTTATATTTACCGTATGCTGCGGCTACTACCATTTGCTGTTGTGGTGATATTTGTGCTGACATATCTTGAGTTATCAATGTATTAAATGTTTTAACACTATCTAACTGCAATAGAGTCGGTATTGATTGAGATAAATATGCAGCAACTTGCATCAAGTGTGGCATATTAGCTTGAACTACTGGATTTACTAAATTTACTAATGTATTTGTCATATTACCTATCATAGCATCTATTGACATATTAGCTTCTCCAGCTCCGGCTACAAGATTTCTATTAAATGATACATTACCACTGTTCATTCCAGTTTGTATATTCATAGAAACTTGAAGATTTCTACTTACAGAAACTGCTTTCTTGATAACTTTTATAACAGATGCATAAGTCTCCATTTTATTTAGTAATTCTAATGCTAAATTATAAGCTACAATATTTCCACTACTTTTTAATATCACTAACATATCCATAATAGGACCAACTGCTCCAGTAGGATCATTTAGTAATGGTTTACTCATTTCTAAATCGCCAAGACTTTCAATAAGAACTTTAATATCTGCTACTTTATCTCCACTACCATTAAAATTAGGCTCATTGTAATTTACATGATTGATATTATCAAGTAAATTCAAATCGATCTCAGCTCTACAAACTGCTTCAATATTATTAATATCTTTGTAGTTTAATAGCTTAGATACCACATCTGCAACTATACCCTTCACTCCATCTGGTAACGCTTGATATTTATTTTGATCAAGCATCACACTTCCTAGACCATATGGATTATCAGATCTTTCCAAAATAGTTTTAGTAAATTCAAATCTGCTATTCGCAATATTTGTATTTACCATAGAATTTACCATATTATTTAATGGTCCATTCTCTTCAGCTATAACCGCAGTACCTCTAGGTGGTACACTAGAATATAGCTTATCAAAGTTTTCAAATTTTCCTGCAACAGTATTATTCATGCTGTTTCCTCCTTCTTTTTTAATAATAAAAAATATTTAAATATTTGTTATAACACTATCTTATTATATGTAATTATTCAGAATATAATTCTTCTAGCTTTTGTTCTTCATTTACTTCTTCCGCTACTTGAGAATATGACTCTGTTCTACCTGCATTCTCGTCTGGATAGAACATTGTAATACTACGTCCCCAATCATCATCTACTATTCTAAAAGCATTCATTGCCATTACTACATGAGGTAATGAAGATGTTTTTAATAAATGACTATAAGGTCTTCCAACTTTTGCTGCATTTAAATGTGATAAATAAGCAGATTCCCACATATCATCACGTTTACTTCTTATATATCTAGCATTATCGTCCCGGTCTTTCATTACTCTCATTGATAAATATTTATTAGTTATTACAGTATCATTACCAGATTCAGTTAATACTGTTTCATTAATACCAAATGTGTGACAAAATACTAGAGTTTCTACTTCTGTACCTAATTGCTTAGATGATGATGTCCAGTCATCTTTAAAATTTTGCAAAATATCTATATATTTATAATATGGCTCACATTCAGCCATCATACTCATAGCCATACCATTAAGCTGAATAGCTGATATTACTGGAATATTATAATCAATTGCTAAATCTCTAAGTTCTTTACATTTTTGTCTAAGTACATTAGAACCGTCCGAACCACTCATACCAAGTTGAGCATGTTTTAACGATGTAACATCCATTCTATCAACGTAGTCTACTATAACTATAATTGGTTCAAACCCATTTCTTTTATAGTTAGATATTTCATTAGCTACATCTACGTGATTAGTCGTAGTAAATCCATCTTTTTTACTATCTGTACCTTTAAGTCTTTCTACATAAATAATAGGTATATTAAGACCCATTCTTTTAGAAGCTGTTAGTATAAGTTCCGCAACTTCTGTTTCAGACATCTTTTTAATTTCTTCTTCTGATAGAGATACTCCGCACCAGGCAAGATGTCTACGAAAAAGCTTCTCTCTAGTAAGCTCTAACGATACAAAAAGTATACATGGAGTTAAGTCTGTTTCAAATTGATCTCTTTTATTATTTTTACTAGCATATAGTGCTATATTATGCATTATTAATGACTTTCCACGTCCAGTAATAGCTGCAAATAATGTAAGCGTATCTGGAGCAAATCCTCCACCAACCATCATATCAATAGGTTTACTTACTTTAACACGTTCTGCCGCCTGTTCTTGTATAGAAGTTACAGTTTGCATTACAGTTTTATCAACTGTTTCTGCTAGAGGATCTATTACTAATATATTAGATTTACCTATATCAAGATTTATATTCTCAGATACATCTCTAAGACTTTGTATATAATTAAGTATACGAGTAGAAGCATCCGCACCTTCTTTAGATGTGTAGTCATATTCTATACGGTTTAAATCAGAGTTTATACTATCTATATAAGGTCTAATATTTTGTACCATTAATTCTGCAGTTAATGACTTAAGAAGATATGACTTATAATCACTTGTATAAGTCTCGGTATCATCGAGAGTTGCTTTAAACATTGTACTATATGGGACTGTACTTATGTGAAAAAGGACTTCTTGTTTACTATCAATACCACTATCTATAAGTTTATTTACAAACTTTGCAGTTTCTTGAAGGTCTGGGTCTTCTGTAAGATTTTCTGGTGGTATACTATCTAGAAATTTCTTAATAGATGTAAGATAAAATCTATCTTTAGGGTCTTGTAATATAATGTTTACCATTGCTGTATGTAATGCCTGTTTCATAGTTCATCTCCTTTCAATATATTTATATACTTATCATCTAATTCTTCATTAAATCTAGTTTTATAAATATTTTTAAGTAAATCAATAGCATGAATATCGTCTTTATAATCATGCTTTACTTTATTTACTTCTATATTAGCATTCTTTTTAACTCTTTTAATATACTTAGCATTAGTCAAGTCTTGAAACTTTCTAACCAATAAACGTTGATCTGAAATATCTGAATTGTATGTGATATTGTATACAATATTATTTTGGTCTTGCTTACTATACTTATTAGATATCTCTATAATATCAAGTTCAGACTTATCTCTAAGATCTATATTAACTACATTCTGTTTAATAATATATGGATTTAATATATTAGTAACTTCATACTTTTCATCATTAATTTCTACTAATTTAATTCCATATGTATCAAGTCCACTATAATGACCACGTTGATTAATAAATCTATTAGTATAATATATACCATCATTATAAATATAAGAATGTATATGTCCACCAATTGCTAATGTTTTACAATTATATTTTATATCAGAAGATTTCATTACGATAGAACGAGATAAGTTATATTTACTATCAATCTGTTTAAGTTGTGGTATTGCAAAATCTACAGTACCATGGAATATAACCAGATCTACTTTTTGATCTCCTCTAGCAAGATTTAATGCATTATAAAAATCATTATAAGATGAAAAATAAGGTTCTGGAATGAATAATATATTCATTCCCTTATGTGTTTGTATTGTAATCTCATCTATGTATATAAAAGGTTTATTATTTATATATAAGTTCTTTACTACCTCTCCATCATGCGAAATAGTACCTTTTAATACAATAAAAGATACATTGGATTTAGAGCAGTAATCAGATATTTTTTGAATAAATTCTACTAATAATTGATATTCATTAGATTCTGCTTTGATATTTCTATCATCTACCAAATCTCCTGCAATACAGAAAATATCTGGTTTATATGTCTCAATAGACGTAAGAAAATAATCTAAATATGAGTCTATTTTATCCATTTCGAGTGTCTCAAAATGAACATCTGCTGTTATTAATATCTTTCCAATCATATTTCCTCCTAGTAATCACATATGTTTCTATCCTATTATATGTAATTATTGACAGGCTATTGTCGATGATTTTTCAACGATTCTAATAGAAACAATACCATTTGTAATACATTTTAAAGGGAGGAAAGGATATAAATGCATACTATAATTAAGTTCATAAGAGATATTAACATAAATATTAATTTATTCCTAGAAGATATTGCATTTAGTATGATTTACACTAAGTTTTTAATAAGATATTATATAGGTGGAGGCTTAAATATAGCTAGCGATATAGTAGCTGCTATTAAAAATCCAAACCATCAGAATCATAAATGGGTCAATGCTATAAAAACTTTTTTAACTAGTAGAGGGAAAACTATAGATGAAATTGATGTTGAATATGATTGCGAGCATTGTGATCATGGAAATTGTCACGAATATAATGAAGTGAAGTCGGATGAAGATAATATTGAAATAATCACAAGACAAGAAGAAATACTACCACATACAGTAGATAAAGTTGAAAAAGTAGAGATTAAACCAAAACCAATTTTTAATAGTAGTGAGATAATCAATGATGATATATTTATGAAATATACTAGAGAGGAAATAGCAGATGCTAAGAGAATTAGTGCTAACCCAAATGAGGAAAATGATCTAGATAAAGTATATAAAGCTATAAATATAACAGAAGATATACTTAGTACTTTACAGGATAAAGATATCAATTATGATAATATAGGAAAATTAAATAGATTAAAAGATAAAGTTAATAATCTTTACACAAGAGCTAAACAGTTAGAAAAGATTGAACGTAATAAAAAGAAACGTGAAATGGCTGAAAGCTTAATGGATAATTTATTAGATGATGACGTAGTAAACAAATAGAGATACCCCAATATAGGAAAATAAATCTTATATTGGGGTATTCCTTTTATTTACC